ATACGCGCGCTGTTGTTGATGTACTCAACAAGCGGAACCATTCCGAGAATGTGCGCGTCCTCAGTGACGTGATCCTTGTAGACGACGAACCGGCGGTCTTTCGTATACACAGTGTATACATACTCGCTGTTTTCGTCCTTTTGGATGATGACGCCGGCAAGAGGCTTTTCGCCGATGGCCGCGCTGTAGATCACGAACGCGTCGCGCGGGTCAAGCGTGTACACGCAGAAGGGCGCGCCGTCCTCATTCCCCGCCATATCATCGGTGAGAACGAGACGCGGGGCGACGCCGCAGATGTGCATCCAGTCAACGATCTCTTTGTCTTTGGACTCCTTGTCCTCAGCCCTCATGAACTCATTGAGCTGACCGACACGCTTGTTCAGCGAGTCATTGCCGCCGGTCGAGACGTAGCGGATCGGCTCGTTCAGGAGATACGCCGTCTTGAACGTCACGATCTCATTCGCACGGTTCACCGTGACGATGTTGTTGATGTTCTCACGGACGTATTTCTCTTTGAGCCGGATGTCCTGCCGCCCTCTGTAGTAGTCCCAAAGATAGGAGACCTCAGCGGCATTCGCGGAATGCACGGAAAGCGCGGCCTGCAGAACGTCCGTGACATTCGCGGCGGTGATCTCAGGAACCACCGTCTTGATCTTCCTCCGACCGGTCAGGCCGTCTTTCGGTAGGCAGCCGAGTTCGGTCACGATGTATTTTTCAAGCATAGCTGCCTCCCCAAAAAAGAAATGGGGCTGATACCGCCGGTTCCCGTGTGTCCGGCAGTATCAGCCCCATTCGGCCCTTCTCGCTCCACGCTTTAAGCGAGGATGTGAATTGAATTGTTTTCAGGATTCCACGCGCGGCAGTTTCGCCAGCTCGCGGCGCGTGCGGAGGATCTTCAGACCGTCCTTGACGGGAACTACCTCTACACGGTCGCCTCTGTTCACAACCGCCTCAATGGTAAGTATCTGCTCATGCGTGAGCTTGTACGTCGTATGCTCGTGACTCATAAGCCCTCCGAATAAATCCAACTTCACACTGTACATGATACCACAAAAGGCCAAAGGTGTCAAGACAAATATATTGACACATTCGGGCAAAAAAACAGCCGCGCCCGAATGTACAGCCAAACGGGCGCGGTCAGAAAGGAGTGGTGCTCAGACCTTGACCATGAAAACAAGGACGAACAACACGGACAGCACTGATATTATAGCACGTTACGACAAGTTATGCAAGGTTTTAATGGAACGGGGACGCGATTACCTCTGCTTTGCTCATTCCGAAGAAGGCGAACTGTATAGCCATTGCGCAGACATCGGGCGCGTCGTCGTGCTTTGCCTCTTTCCCCGTCACAGTGAATGAGAACAGATTCTGCATAAAGAGCGAGTACCGCTTCGGACGCTTGCCGTCGCTCAGGAAGATCATGCGCTCCTTGATCTCCGGGCTCTGGTCGAAGATCCTCTGACGCTTGCCCGTGCCGGTGAAGTGGCTTGTGTTGATCTGCATATTCACGCGGATGCCCTGTTTCCTGAGCTCCGCGTCTATGTCCTCGCCGTAGCTCGCAGTCATCTTCGTGCCCTCTACCTTGACAGCAGAGACGTTGTGACGCTTGATCGCCCCGACGATCTCAGGCTGAGTGACACGCTTATCGCCGTTATCAAATATCACATCAGGAACATACAGGTCTGTGCCGTACTGATAGACCACTACAGCCGCGCAGAAGTCGCCGCCGCCCCAGGCGGGGTCTATCGCCATGAATACACGGTCAGGCGCCTCGTCAGGAAGAACACCGTTGAAGTACCTCATGCCGTCCGGCTCGAACAGTTGACCGTTCCGCTCTATCGGCTCGCCCTGATACTGTGCGTACCACGAGGCCATATCGTTGTTCCGCTCAAAGCTCGCGCGACGCTGCTTGTAGTATTCCGACGAGAAGCCTACCCCGAACCTGTATGTGAAGTTGCTCTCGTCGTTTTCATCCAGCGCGGGAGTGTTCAGAGCGCGCCAGCGCCGCTCCTTATAGCGCGGGTCGTTCGTCAGAAGATCCATGCGCCGGCCTTGCGGGTCGGTCAGCGACCACCGCGTACCGATCCACAGAACCTTTGCGCTCTCTTTCGCACGCGGCAGCATGTTGTTGTCCACTTTCGCCCACGCCGCACTCAGCCGGTCAGGCGACATCGCCTCCTCAATGCCCGAGATCAGGTCGTCACCGACCAGGTATCCGTTACAGTCGCACGCACCGTTCAACGTCCCGTACAGACTCCGCCCCGTGAAACTCGCGTACCGCTTCTTCCGGTCGAGGTTTATCAGCAAGTCTTTCGCGTCCGTGCTCGCAACGTTCTTCGCCGGGAATATGTCCTTGTACGCGTATGTGTGCGCGTCGTTCAAGACCTCAAGTATGCCGTTGTACAGCACCTTTACCACGCTGTCAGTGTACGAACAGTACAGATTGCTTCGCTCACTGTTTCGGCCCATGACCCACATGAAAAAGAACATCATGAGGGTCGTGTTGTGCGTCGGAACCATTGTGTGCCCCGCAAGATACATGCCGTCACCCTCAACGGTGATGCAGTTGCCCTGCTTCGGTTCAACACGTTCAATGCTTTTGAGTGAAACCGCCCTGTGTACGGCAAATTCTCTGTTGCGTTTTCGCTCCAGCTCGCAGGGGATTTCTCTGTCCGGGCAGAATCCAATCACATAAACCGTTCGCCGCCCAACTATGCCGCTTGACGATACCTTCGGGGCATATTCTGTAACATTCGCGCGCCAGCCGAACGTTGAAATGAGCTGAATGAAGCCGTCTCTCAGCCTCTCGTCGCACGTCGAGTAATGATACCGCTTTTCCTTTCGGGTATACGTTCCGTCCGTATCCAGAAGCCCGGCCAACAGCTCAAGACGCTGCTCAATGCTCGCGGTCAGATATGCGTCCGGTATGTGCTTTTCCGTCCGTTTGCGGCTGTGGCACATCCCCATCGCCCGCAGCTGCTTCCTGATGTCAAAACTGTAATACCAGACACCGGTGGTCTTGTGCTGCGTCTTCCACCTGATCGGATACCCTTTCGCGACGATCCTATCTATGATCGCCTCGTCCTGTTTCGGATTGGAAATGCGCGGCGCTTTATTCGCCCCGTCGCCGAGCCATACGCCAAGCACATACGGGTCAAGCGGAAGTTCCTTTTCCTCGCCGACGATATACTCACGTTTCGGCAGTTGGAAACGGTATCTGTGGCCGCGCTTGCCGCTCGTTCCGCTGTCAAGCTTCTGCCGCTCATATTCCTTCGTTTCTCTCAGACGCTCTTCCCCGCACCCACGGTCGTACAGAAGCCACTCGTGGTTTTCGTGGCACTGTATCCGCTCTCCGTTCGTGAATTCCACCATCACGTCAAGCTGACATTTCGGATGAACGGCTATCACTTTCTTGAATTTCCCGTCCAGCCCGATCACTTCATCACCGACAGCGAGATCACCGTGATTTTTCCAGCCGTCCCTTGTCAGAATGGGCGTGTCGTCCGCAAGGGCCTTGCCCACGCGAGGCGGGAGAGATAGAAACAGCTCGTCTAACTGCCCTTCTTCCATCGCCTGTAATGAACGACATACAGGCATCAGCTTCGCCCGGCGCGGCAGCCAGAACCGCTCCTGCGCTGGCCGGTTCCGCTCCAGCGCCAGCATGAAGTAATCAAAATCATACGGCGCACCAAAGATCAGCGACAGATTGTACAGGTCGTACATCTTCGCGCTCCCGTTCTCCCGCGCCGCCTTCCCCGCTATCTGATTGATCCGCTTGTTCAGTTTTATCGCCAGCGCCTCGTCCTCGCCACGCAGCGCCTTTACTACCTCAAACGCATCCTTCAACGCGCCAGGTTTCGTTAAGTCCCTGCTGAATGCAGGCTCTACCAGCTCCTTTACGCTCAAGAGGAGCTACCCCCTTTCAGAGATAGCCCCTCTCGGCTTTCAGCTCCCTACGCTCAGGAAGCCCCTTTTTGTCTTTTTCGCGATTTTCAGACCTTCCGCTTTCGGCTTTCGCTCGCTTCGTCTATAACTATAACCTTTTTCCAGTCGGCCCTGCTTTGTATTACCAAATCATAGCCCATCGCGTCAAGTACCGTCAACAGCGTCTCTACCGTGATCCGACCTTGATGCACATAATTCGATACCGCAGCAGGAGTTACCCCTATCATTTCGCCCAATCGAGCATTGGAGTATCCGTCACTCGTCATTATCTCTCGTATCGCTTTTGCCGCCGTCATTTTTATCACCTCACTCGCATTGTACAGCTTTGGCTATTCGTTGTCAAGCCCTTTTTATTGAAAATTTGCAGATGGGGGCAGCCCCGCCCCGCCCCGCTGGCCGCAGTCCCCCTCCGGTGTACCCCCGCCGAACGGACGCCGGCCTGCCGCAGATCGCGCCGGGACTGGACGCCGGGCAGCCGGACGGCCGGACGGATCGCGCGCCGATCATCCAGGCACGCGGGGCATGGGGCCGGACAGATGCAGCCGGAAGCCCGCGCAGATCGTCCAGGGCGCGCAGGATCGACGCGGGGCAGAGGGGCAAGGGCAGAGCCCGCCGGGCGCAGATCGCGGCAGGATCGCCGCAGAAGGCCGGCAGCGGGCAGGAATCCAGGCGTGCCCGGAAATTGCACAAAATAACTATTTTGTGCAGAAAAAACGGCCCGATTGCAAGGCCGGTTGCAGCCTGAAAAAACTTGAAAAACTTTGCAGAAACCGCTTGACATTATATAGCTATAGCTGTATAATACAGACGATGAATGAAGCAGGGGACAGACGCACGGACAGCCCGCAGCGCGGCCCCGCCGATCAAGAAAGGAGCTTGAACCATGAACAAGCAGAACAGCAATGCGCAGGAAATCGGCCTGCAGATCATCGACGAAGCCCGGCAGGCGATCGAGGAGCGCAAGGAGCGCAGCGCGTGGGGACGCGGCTTGAAGGTCTATGCGAGCGAGCTGCTCGACGGCCTCGAGGAAGGCATTTCCGGCGGATGCATCGACGCGGACGATCTGCAGGCGCCGAAGATCGTCGGAAAAGCCCTCCTAAACGGGGCCGATGATTGGAGCGCCTACAGCTGGGGCGGCTCTGCCCTCATCTATGACGGCGATATTGCCGAGCGCCTCTGCAGCCCGTCGGAGCTGAAGAAGACCCGCAACGGCGAGCGCAGGCCGAACAGCCGCGAGGAATGGCTCGACGTCCAGGCGCGGGCCCTCTTCCAGGCGGCACGGCGCGTAAAGATCGCGATTGCGGACGCGGCGAAGCACCACGCGGCAGAGCTCGAGGCGCTGCAGCAGGAGCCGGAGACGGGCGAAAAAGAGGCCGCGTAAGACCCGCCATTTTTCGGGCCGAACGAACCACATGAAACAAGACTATCCAATCTATTCCCCATAACTTAAACCGATAGATTACTACAGCAGTGTAACCGCGCGTGCGGGCGTGACCGGAAGAAATCTAATACCGCCTGCGCAGGAGCGCGGGCGGGGAAGAGAAAGACCGCAGGCGTGCGGGCGCGCGGGTTATATGAATACCGCGCGCGCGCACGCGAGGAAAACAGGAAGGAGCTAAAACCATGAAGAGCACATACACGCTGCCGGAGATCCAGTTAAGCCGGACGGCTATCGAGACCTGCGAGGGTCACATCATGCGTGAGCTTTACAGGCTCGGCACAGTGAGCGAGGCGGAGCGCGCGTTCTCACCGCTTGGCCGCTACATCTGGACAGGCCGCGCAAGTGCGGACTTCCTGCGGCGGCTTATCAATGCGAAGCCGTACATGGTCGCGCGGCGGCTGCACAAGGGCGGTAGCGATGACGAGGCCGTTAATCGTGTCTGTCAGTATCTCGGCTATCGCCGGCAAGCATAAGGCCCCGGCAGCGTGACGCACAACCTAACAGGGGCCCAGACGGGCCCCGCCTGAAAACAGAGAGGAGAACAACATCATGAATAAAGCATATGAAACCGAGGCCGCGCGCTTCTGTGCGGCGATTCGAGAGATCGCAAGCAAGCCGGAAAACCTCGACAATCTGGAATGTTACCTTTCGCAACATTTCGGCGCATGGCTTGAGAAATTCGCAAACGGTCCCGCGCATTTGGCGCTTGAGCTCGAAGAATTTGCAACGATGGAAATTTGACCCACGCAGCGGATACCCTGAACGGGCCGCACCGCGAAAAGCGGCCCGATCCCATGAGCAAGACTCAAACAACCACTTTCTGAACAAAACGGAGGTATTACCATGAAAGCAGCGCTTCACGGCGATCGAGGAGGTGTGACCATGTTCGGCGCATCATTACACGCGGGGCGGCTCCTGAAGCTGCCCCGCAGGCGGGGGACGATCCCCCGCGCGCAAGTCCCTTCGCTGTTCCTGGACGCCCTGAAACAGCCGCATTTGCTGATTGCAGGCGCGACCGGCAGCGGTAAGTCTGTTGTAATCAACGGTCTTGTCTATGCCCTTCTGCATCGGCCGGCGCGAGATGAGTCAGGCGGGGCGCTGCTGATCCTCGTCGATCCTAAGCGCGTCGAGCTGTCTGCCTACAGGCGGACGCCGCACTGCATCCACTATGCAAGCGAGCCGGATACCATGCTGCAGGCGCTTCAGGCGGCTATGCAGCTTTGCGAGGACCGCTACAGGGCTATGCAGCGGCAGGGCGTCAAGAAGTACGGCGGCGCCGATTGCTACGTCATCATAGACGAGCTCGCGGACCTGATGACCACGCAGAAAAGGGACGTTCTGCCCCTTCTGCAGCGGCTCGCGCAGATCGGACGCGCGGCCCGCGTGCATCTGATAGCCGCGACGCAGACGCCGATCTCGAAGGTAATGCCGACGGAACTAAAGTGTAACTTTGACGCGCGCATAGGATTACGCACGAGATCGGCGCAGGACAGCCGGAACATTATCGGCCGGCGCGGCCTCGAGCTTCTGCCCCGATACGGACAGGCGTATTTCATGGCGCCGGAGGGCGAGGCGCTTTACAACGTTCCCATGATCCCGGACGCCGATATTGACGCGATCATAGCTTTCTGGACTTGACCAGCGCATCATTTCTGTGATAATTTACACATACGGACACATT